AAGGATTTCGTATCAACATTTGGTTCAACAGATGGCAAGAAATTTGGTCCGTTAGCAGTAGATGAATGGATGAAAAATTCAACAGCAGGAACTTATGTAAGGGTCCTTGGGGTTGGAAGCGGAAAGGCAAGAACCTCAACAGGTGACAACACTGGAAAGGTAACGAATGCTGGGTTTGTCGTTGGTAACAGATTACCCCAAGCTAATGGTGTCCTTGGAGACAATGTCTTCACCAATGACACCGCAACCCCTACCTCTCCAAAGGGCCAGACGTATTTTCTAGGCTGTTTCATGTCTCAGTCCGCAGGTTCAACAATCTTCTCTGATGCAGGAATTCAAACCCTTGGACCAAATTTCGCCCAAGCAACAGTAACCTTTACCGGAACCAGCTCTTTGGACGAGACACTCACAATAGTAGATACCGCAGGCACAAGTATTGTATATCAAGCTATTAATACACAAGATCTACTTTCAAACCCGCCCAGATTCGGCAGAAATGGCACCCCAACGGAGATAGCAGCTTCCCTTGCTGCTTGTTTAGCAGATGATAATGGACATAATGGAACAATCACTACTAGCCTGGATGCTGGTGAGATAACTCTAACACAAACCGTGTTCGGCGGCGACGGAAATACTACGATTGATGATAGTGGCTTAGGCAACGTAACAGTTGTACAATGGTCTGGTGGTACCCTCGGAAACTCAGGTGCACAACCGATACTTCGTGCAGTCTTAATGGTACCTTCGGGTGTCGTCCCGGCGCTGAGTTCATCATTTGTGGGATGCACGAATAATACCCCCTCAATAACAAATACTGCTAGTGGAACATTCGGCGCCGACTTTGACGCAGGGTCTTCTTTTGGTGATGTTATAACTAGCAATCAATTATTCACTATGTATTTAAATGGCCACAAAGCGTCAGATTCATATGGGCATCGTTTAACTGCATCATTTGATACTAATTCGCCAAGTTTCTTAGGGAAAGTTCTTAATAAAGACCCACAAAAACTAGATGAGGCAGGCCATTATCTTTACACTCACTGGGATGTTTCATCACAACATGCAGAAATTACAAGTAACGGCATGAACCCAGCTCCTGCGACTAGAGCAGATCGGGCAACTTTAGGATTTTTGTTAAATTCATCTTTGGCAAGAAATTCTGGCTCTGCTAAAAATACAACAAATGTGGGAACACCGAACTGGGAAAATTGGGAAGATAGATTTTCGACACCATCCTCCCCAATGGTTATATCACAGCAGTTTGGCGGAAAAAATACAAGTCTCTTTAAGGTTCATGCACTAGATGATGGCGCATACGCTTCATCTGCATTCAAAATAACAGTAGAGAACATTCAGGCTTCTACAAACGAAAATAATAAATTTGGAACATTTGATCTTCTCATAAGAGTTCTTACAGATAATGACATGAATCCCGTGGCTAAAGAGTCATTTAGAAAGTTAAGTCTAGACCCCAGTTCTGACCGCTATATTACTAAAGTGGTTGGTGACACACATACATTTTACGATTTTGATAAAAAAGCAGGTGGACAAAAACTTGTGATAAGCGGGAAATATCCAAATAATTCGCAATTTGTTAGAATTGAAACAACAAGTGACCTAGATTTAGGTAGAGTAGATGATACAGCATTACCTGTAGGGTTTAGAGGTGTAAACCACTTGGTTCTTTCTGGTACGACTGTTGATTCGAAATCAGTCCTTACAGGCTCTACACCGGGTGATTCTGAGGTAGATTGGACTGACTATTTAAAGAGAATGTCACAGGTCCCGCTTCCGTTTAGGGAAAATATATCAAGGGGAGTAGGACAACTAAAGACGGTAGAACCATCATACACATGGGGTATGCAATTTGAGCTTAATGATAGTCTGACAGAACCGAATAAAAATCAGTTAATAGATCCTGGAGTTTATGGATTTTTAAAGCATTTCCCAAATCATCAAACAACCTGGCAAAACTCGTGGGTTGGTGGTAATGAAGGAACTCCAGATCTTGCAGGGTGTGTTTTAGACGCTGATAGGTACAACAATAATATATTTACTCTTGAAAGAGTTGAGATTATTACATCATCTAATGATAAGCCAGAAGCATCACAGTGGGTCGCTGCAAAGTATCGTAGAAATGGTTCGGCCGCAGGTACTCTTACTGATAGAGATGACGTAGCAGGGATCGGTTCAAGATTTCTGAATGTTTCTAAAGACTTTACACATTTACCTTCTAGGAAGTTCTTAAAATTCACCTTTCCTTTGCAAGGAGGGTTTGATGGTGTTAATGTCTTTAATAAAGATAAGGCCACACTTACTGATACTGCCGTTCGTAGAGAAATGGCAGATACAAATCAGGGCAAAACTGCTGGTCCAACAGTTGCGGCGTATAGAAAAGCTGTAGATGTTATGGAGGAAAAGTCAGATGTTGATATTCAATTACTGGCAATTCCTGGATTACGACATGAAGCAGTTACAGATTATGCCCTTGAGTCGACTGAGAGAAGATTTGACGCATTGTATATTATGGATATTGAGGAAAAAGACAAATATAACACATACATCACGGAATCAAATCAGAAAGTAAATTCTTCATTTACTGCTGATAGATTAGCCAGCAGGGCATTAGATTCATCTTTTGCAGCAGCATATTTTCCAGATGTTGTGATCACAGATCCTACAACAAATACAAACGTCCAATGTCCTCCATCGGTAGCGGTTATCGGTGCATTTGCACTTAACGATTCCCTTGCACACCCATGGTTTGCGCCAGCAGGATTTACTCGTGGTTCATTGAAAAGTGTCATAGAGTCACAGGTCAAATTAAGTCGTACAAACCTTGATGAGCTGTATACAGTTGATATTAATCCTATAACATCATTTCCCCATACATCTGGTGTGGTCATTTTTGGACAGAAGACATTATTAGCCGCACAGAGCGCACTTGATAGGGTAAATGTAAGAAGGTTGCTTATTGATGTAAGAAGAAAAGTCAAGGCAGTTGCAAATACATTACTGTTCCAACCTAACAAGGCAGAGACACTTTCAAAGTTTAGTGCACAGGTTACGCCCATCTTAACAAAAATCCAGCAACAACAGGGTGTTGATAGATTCAAGGTCCAGATTGATACCTCAACTACAACTCAGGCAGATGTAGAAAATAATACAATTCGAGGCAAGATTTTCCTACAACCAACAAGGTCAGTAGAGTTTATCAGCTTAGATTTCGTTGTAACAAATGCAGGTTCAGGAATTTAGAGAAAATAGCAAATAATTTTTTGAAGGGGCCCTTTGGGCCCCTTTTTTTTATTTTTTATATTCGAATATAAGGTTCGGACAGCCCCATATTTTGACCACACCATGCTCTCGTGCAACGTCTTTTTCTGTCAAACCACTTTCTTTGTCTGCCCTAATTTTAAACCTGTCTATTCTTTCTCTTCCACCAGTCCACCAAAATCTGTTTCCTGTTATACCAATAAACTTATATCCTGCAGATAGGTATCCATCCTTTGTTCCATGTCTTGTATCAACATACGTTAACAAAGAGTCATAATTTTCTTTACAACAGTATTGGAATGCATATTTTGTAAGCTTACTTAAACCACCTGGTATGTGGGTAAATAATTTAGTGCAAAATCGGGCAACTTCTAACATATTTTTATATTTTTTATGTGTTGGGCGCCTAAGAGAAATACACGCGACTAATTCATTTTTTGGTGATATCAACCCGAAAGTTATTCTGGACCTTACATTACCGTCAATATGATTATTTTCAAAAAATGCCTTTTTTTGCGTTGGGTTTATTTCTTTTACAGTGCAATTTCTAGCATAAACTTTATTCTTTGTAAGTCCTATTTTATGAATTATCATAGACTTACAGATGTCTTGATTATTTCTCCATTCGTCTTCGAATATATGAATTAGTTGAACGCCTTTATCAGCACTCATTCTGGATTTATCTGCATGATAATTTCTATTTTTAAAAACTTCGCTATGAAAATATAATCCGTTAAATTCGATACCAAGGTTATGCTCTGGGATTAATATATCAATTTCATATGGAGAAATAACGGATCTATCACATAGTTCCGTCTGTACACCCATAGAAGATATAAACCTATTTATTTCGACTTGTTGTTTGGAACCACCTGGATCACAATTATCACATCTATTATTAAGCGCAGATAAGAAACTTTTTGTTTGTATGGTACAACATTTTTTGCATCTAAACTCTAAATTGATGTGCCTGTCTCTAGTATAACAACTTAAATCAGTAATAATTTCTAAATCTGGTGCGTTTGTCTTAAGCCTTCTTAGTATTTCATCAGGTGTTAGTCTCTTTATGGTATCCAACCTATTTCTAATATCTTTTTGCTTCATTACCATAGAAACTGTTTGACTCATTTTTAAAACTTTTTTGTCTGTCTTTTTTGTCTTACCTTTTGCCCATGGTATCAGTTCACCACTCTTGTATCTTAATGATAGGTTCTTGGCCGCATTAGAGATACTCTCTGACGTTTCTTTGGTTAACCCCTTATTCCATTGTGAACGTTCACCTGAGGCAAACTGGTACCTTACAGTGATGCTTCTTGTTTCTGCTGCCTTCCTAATAGAGTTGCTTGTTTCTTTTGTTAATCCTCTGGACCAACCCTCTTTGCCCCTTAATTTTTCTGCACGTTTTTTACTAATCTTCTTAGCATCATCATGGGACATATACGCATAGATGCTTCCGTTATGCCCGTCAATAAACTTTGAGAAGCCCCTATTCCAGCCATTGAATTTAGGACTTAGACCACATTCAGTGCACTTACATTTCGGTTCAATATTATTTAGTTTAGTAGTAATATAGGCGTCTCTAACAGATGCATAGTCATGTTCTTCTATTAGGTGTTTTTTAAAATGTTTGTTGAGCCCGCATGTAAAACTACAGTTAGGACATCTGAATCTTGTTGATTTGATCATAATTAAAACCTAACCATAATAGCGTTTGGGTAAAATACATAATGTTGATTTTAAAAATAAGTATTTGAATATTTATATACGTGCAAATTACGCACTAGTACTTTAAAGGAGATCCATCATGGCCGAAACACTGCCAGTTACAGATATGCTACCCAATAAATTCGAACCCAAAAGAAAATTTCGGTGGGTCTTCGCAGTTGAGGGTATTGACGCATTTTTAATGAAAACAGCTGCTCGCCCCAATATAACAATTGAGGAAACTGAGATAAGCTACATCAACTCTACCCGTTATCTTGCAGGTAAGTCTAAATTTGACGCAATTTCCGTCACTTTACATGACCCCATTGCTCCATCTGGAGCCCAACAGGTAATGGAGTGGGTAAGAACTCACTTTGAATCAGTATCAGGTCGTGCAGGCTATGCAGATTTCTATAAGAGAGATTGCCAGCTTAAGCTACTTGATCCAGTAGGTACAGTGGTCGAACTTTGGGACATTAAGGGCGCGTTTTTAACAAATGCAACTTTTGGTGACCTGGATTACGGTGGTTCTGATCCTGCAGAGATTTCGCTGACACTTCGTTTTGATAATTGCGTACTTCAGTATTGAGTTAAACATTCAATAGCTGGATATATACAAACTCTTCCTAAGGGTTTTATAAGTGCCCCCGATGATTGTCACATTATCGGGGGTTTTTTATATTTAAATACACAAAATGATGCTTTTAATATGTCTCCAAACAGAAACCTGCGGTTTGTACATTTTTTTTTCTAAATTGTTTACACACTGTCGCATATTTTTAGTATTTAGTATACCATGCCTACAAGGATATATAAGTGAGTAACGAAACAAGAGATAGCAATGAGGTTTTTACCGCCAACCAGGCCAGAGCCGCAGGGTTTCAAACCCGAAATGTAATGCAAGATGATTTCGGGTTTGAGATCCCAGTAGAGATGGTTCCTCTTCCGTCAAATGGAAGACTCTATCCAGCTGAGAGTGCTCTTTCCGGTCAAGAGACATTAGAAATTAGAGCAATGACTGCAAGAGAGGAAGACATTCTTACTTCTCGTGCCCTGATTAAAAAGGGAACAGTTATTACACATCTAATCAAGTCTTGTCTTGTTAACAAAGCAATTAATGTAGACGATATGATTGTTGGAGATAGAAACGCAATCATGACAGCATTAAGAGTTACCGGTTATGGTTCAGAATATACTGCTGAAGTTGATTGCCCAAACTGTTCTGAGAGATCAAAGCAGGATTTTCAATTAACTGAGCTTCCTATTAAGAGACTTGATGTTGACCCTATTGCTGAGGGTGCAAATTTATTTGAATTTAAGCTCCCCATGTCTAAAAAGACAGTCCATTTTAAGTTTTTAACTGGTGCTGACGAAACGCAGCTGACTGTTATGATGGAACGAACAAAAAAGCAAGGTGCAGAGGGTGCAAATCTTGTAACAACAAGATTGCAACATCAAATCGTCGCTATTGAGGGTATTAAAGATAGAACAAAAATTAATATGTTTATTCGAAATATGCCTGCACGCGACTCATTGGCACTTCGAAAATTTGCAGATAAACATGAACCTGGCCTAGATATGAATACATGGATGGATTGTCCCCACTGTATGGAGTCATCGGAGGTGCGTCTTCCGATGGGTGCCTCGTTTTTTTGGCCTGACACCGAATGATAAAGAGATGTATCTTCAACAGATGTTTCTGTTGATGTACTATGTAGGCTTTACGTACTTGGAGGCATACAACCTCCCTATCTGGCAAAGAATTTGGTTTATTGAAAGAACTAATAAGGAAATTAAAGATGCCTCCGACAAGAGTGGTGAGCCACAATCACGTGCAGCCCATCATAATTCACCAGATGCACGAGAACTAGCAGGCCGTGCCAGATCGCATGTTCCCGCTAATTTGCGAAGATTTACATAAAGTCATATGTTGCTCACTGTAACAGGTAAATAATTATTAGTAAGTGAGAGAGTAATTATTACATGGCACAAGACGACTTAGGCGACCAGCTATCAATTCAGCAGCAGATTAATAAGGTTCTTGCTAAAAGACAGGCCTTAATGGCTCGCTCAACAAAAGTGTTGGGTGCACAAGTCAAGATGGCAACAGAGCTTTGCAATGCGCTAGATTGTAAAAACCTTGACGGCATGAATGATCGTCTTCAAGAGATAAATGCCTCACTATCAGAAGTTGCAGAAACTGCCAGTACGGCAGCAGAGAAAACTAACGGCCTGGCCGAAGCCGCAGAAGGTGCCGGTGGTGGCTTCGGAAAGTTTACGGATAAGCTACCTTTATTAGGCGGAGCCCTTGGTCTTCTTGGTGGTGTCGGAAGCGCGTTTAAAGGTATTTGGTCGATGGTCAAAGGCCTGGGCAAAGCGCTATTCAGCGTTATAGGGTCTGTTTTTAAGTTGGGGACAACCCTTCTTATGATGCCAGTTAAAATGTTCGAAGGCCTAATTGGCATGGCTCAGCAGGGTGGTGGCGGATCACCTGTCATAAAACAAGCACTTGAAGAAATTCGAAAAGAGATGGGTGCACTAACTTCTGGTGAGGGTAAAGCCGTTGCTTCAACTCTCGGAAATGTTAGGAAGCAGATGGGCAACTTGGCGGGAACAGGCCTAAGTGTTCGTAGGGTCTTTGGTGCAGGGCGTGCAGGTGTCGCCGCTGCAATAAAAGATGCCGCCGAAACAGCCAAGGCAATGGGTTCAGCCTTTTCGGCTCTTAAAGATGATTTTGCAAAAAATTCCGTTGCCATTGGTATGTTTAAAAAGGGCCTAGGTCTTACTGCTGAACAGATGGCCAAATTAGCTAAACGTGCCCTGGCATCCGGAAGATCGATTACTAGCGTTGCTACAGAAATTACAAGCTATTCACAATCCATGTCAGATCAATTCGGTATTAGTGCCAAACTCATTTCAAAAGATATGGGTGTCATGATGGAAGATTTTGAGCACTTTGGAACTCTTGGTCCAAAGGTAATGTCTCAAGTTTCTGTCTTTACAAGAAAGTTAGGCATAGAAGTCAAAGATCTTACGGGCCTTATTGACGGATTCGATAATTTTGAGGATGCAGCAAAGGGAGCATCTCAGCTGGCACAGGCATTTGGCATGAATGTTGATGCCATGAAGATGATGAAGGAACAAGATCCTGGTAAACGACTTTCAATGTTGCAGCAGGCATTTAAAGCAACAGGTAAATCAGTCGAGTCAATGAGCCGTCAAGAGCTTAAGATGTTGGCGGGGCAGTCTAATTTGAGCATGGAGGCTGCAAAGTTAGCATTTAGTCAAAAGGGCCTGGGCATGTCTTATGATAAGATAGCAAAGGGCGGAGACAATGCAAAGAAAAAACAATTAACACAAGCACAGGCAATGAGCAAGCTTGCTGATTCAATTGAAAGAGTTTTTGGCAGTGGCGGAGCATCAAAATTTAAAGGATTCTTCGACGCATTTTCGCAAGGTTTCGGAAAGGGGATCACGAGATCAAAAGAGTTCCGTAAAATTATGCGGAACATTAGGAAGTCTCTAAAGGTTATTTATCGGGCAGGCATGAGAGTTGGTAAAGCTTTTGTAAAGTTCTTCCCAGGTGTAAAGAAACTGTTTAAGGGATTGGCAGATCTTTTTAGTCCAAAGAAATTTAAGAAACTTGGCAATGGGCTAGTTAAAGCTTTTACTGATCTATTCAAGTCATTAAAGGATAACCCAAAAGCAGGCGTTGCTACTTTTATAGATTATATGAAAAATCTATTTGGAAAGTTTTTTGGAGGTCAAGGTGGCGCCCTAACAATGATAAAAGAGGGGTTCCATCAGATCATGAAGGCCATTGTATCTCTCGCCGCCGCAGCTATTCCTTATATCAAGGATGCAATGATTGATGGAATCAAGGCACTTACAGAATTTATAAGAAATCCAAAAAAATATCTTGAGATGGCCGGCGCCGGGGCCGCCGGCGCCGGTGGTTTTATTATGGAACTCTTCGCACCAATTTTAGAAGCAATCATAGATAACGAAAGCGGAGATTCAGGCGTTACAGGTGCATTAAAGGAATTATTCACTACGGTTTGGGATGACCTCGGCCCCCCTGTTATGGAGGCAATAAAGAAATTTGGTAAGACTGTTCTTGCATATGGGATCTTGACTGTAGTAACAAGCGTTCTCACAGGTCTCGTCGTCGGATCTGCCGTAAAGTTAATTCTTAACGGAATCAAAAAAATGTTCACTGGTGCACCTGCTTGTCCAGAGCCAGGCCCCGCCCCTCCCCCAGCCGGTCAAAATGCCGTAGTGAAATTTTTTGAAGACTTAGGTGCTGCTAACGTTGACTGGAAGAAGGCACTAAAAAACCTTGCCTGGATGACACTCGCAATGGGTGGTGTGATGGTCGGCCTGGCTGTCGCAATGGTTATTGTTGCAGCAATTATGTCGACAGTTCCTTTTCCCGCTTTGGCGAAAGGCTTATTGGCAATGGGTGTAATGGTCCCGCTAATGATTGCTGTTGTTACTGCGGCAAACTCAATTCATACTTTTCAAGAAAGTACAATGATGAGAGCAATGAAAATCATTGCAGTCGCAGGATTAATGGTCGTAGCTATGGGAATTCTTGGTTCCTTTGTTGCTCGTGCTTGGGCTAATACACCTATGTCTATAGGTGATCTTGGCATCTTTGCTGGAATGATGACCGTGTTACTTTCTGTTGTAGGCGCCGTCGCCATTGGTGCAGTCGCATTAAAATCATATCCAGAAGCACTTATTATGAAAGGCCTTAAGGTTTTAGGTATAGTTTCAATCGGTGTTCTTGCAGTCGCAGCAATTGCTGGAGCGATAGCATTGATTCCGTTTGATCCGACAAGAATGGATGCAATGGGCAAATTCATACCGATCCTATTTGGAACAATCCTTGTGGTAACGGCTGGAGCTCTCGGCGTTGGCACACTGCTCGCAGCCTTCCCGCTGGCAGCAGCAGGCCTGGCAATCGGACTCGGCGTTGTGGGTGGGGTCGCTGTTGCAGTTGGTGCCCTTACGGCATTATTTATTGGAGCGTTTGATCAATTCTCAGAGGATCAACTTAAAAAAGCAATGCTCGGCGCTCAAATCTCAATGCAAGTTGTTGAAGCAGTGGCCGTGGCAATATCCACGGCTCTTGCTGCAGGACTGGCAGTAATGCTCGGCGCAATCGTAAGCTTTGTATTTGGCGGTCAAAATCCGATTGAAAGAGGATTTACAGCCATCGAGGAAGTTGTAGACCTTTTCGCTGCCAAGATGCCAGGTATTATTAT